GCAGCTAAACCTGGACTTTATGCAAATATTCACGCAAAACAAGAAAGAATCAAGCAAGGAAGCAAAGAAACTATGAGAAAGCCAGGATCACCAGGCGCTCCGACAGCTAAAGCATTTAAACAAGCAGCAAAGACAGCAAAAAAACCAAGAAAGTAATTTATTAATTAATTAAGGAGCATATCATGGCCATTAAGTTGGAACTTGAAATCAAAGAAGCAGAATTAGTAGTAGCAGGTCTATATAAACTTCCAATGGAAGTAGCAGAGCAAATCGTAGTTAAGATTAAAACTCAAGCTATTCCACAAATAGCAGCCGAGCAAGAAGCGGCTAAAGCTAAAGAGGAAGTTAAGACAGACGAGCCTGCTCCAAATGCAGATTGAAAAACGTAAGTTATCGGAGCTAATTCCGTATATCAACAACTCTAGGAAGCATTCAGACGATCAAGTCACGCAAATAGCGGCTTCGATTAAAGAGTTTGGATGGACTAATCCTATATTAGTTGATGGTGATAATGGAATTATTGCAGGTCATGGTCGAATTATGGCGGCTAAAAAGCTAAACATGAATGAAGTTCCTGTCATTGAGTTAGCACATCTATCTAAAGAACAACGCAAAGCATTAATCATTGCGGACAATAAACTAGCACTAAACTCTGATTGGGATACAAATTTATTAGCAATAGAATTACAAGATTTGAAAGATTTAGATTTTAATCTTGATTTAACAGGATTTAGTTCAGAAGAGTTAGATGGATTATTAAATGTTTTAGAAGAAACAGAAGGATTGACGGATGAAAATGAAATTCCTGAAATTCCTGTAGAACCTATAACAAAACCAGGTGATATATATCAATTAGGCAATCATAGATTAATGTGCGCTGATTCTACAGATATTGAAGCAGTAGAAATGTTATTGGAAGGCGATGAAATAGATTTCTTATTTACAAGTCCTCCATATAATGCTGGCGATTCTGAAAAGTTATCAGGAAACACACATACAACAGATAACAAATATGGAATGTATCAAGACAATAAGTCTAAACACGATTATTATGATCTTTTATGTGGATTTACTAATGCTTGGTTACATTTTACCAAGTGTATGGTTATTAATATTCAACAATTAGCAGGAAACAAAGTAGCAGTTTTAGAATATCTTAATCAATATAAAAACAATTTTATTGACATGGCTATTTGGAACAAAGGACACGCAGCACCGGCAATGGCAGAAAAAGTTATGAATTCTTGCTTTGAATACATGATATTCCTATCACCACAAGAAAATCCGTCACGAGCAATACCTTCTGCACAATTTAGGGGCACAATTAAGAATGTGTATGATGGGGCACCTAATAGAAACAATGAATTCTCTAAAGTTCATGCAGCAACCTTTCCAATTGATCTTCCCGAATGGGCTATAACATCATTTACAACAAATGGTGCTATTGTAGGTGATTGCTTTGGAGGAACAGGAACAACTATGATTGCTTGTGAAAAGATAGGAAGAAGAGCAAGATTAATGGAACTTGATCCCAAATATTGTGACGTAATAGTCAAAAGATGGGAAGATTTCACAGGTAAGAAGGCAGAGTTATTAAGTGATTGATTTACAACGCTTACTTTTAAACACTTTGGGTCAATAAAAAGATGCTAGAACATATACCTACAGACAAGACTAAAGAACAAGTATTAAGTGCTTCAGGGCTAGGATTGCCTCAACTGCAAATAGCTGCATTACTTGGCATATCCGATGTGACGCTACGCAAACATTATGAGAAAGAGCTAGCGGTGGGCAAAGCAACTGCATCGGCTCAAGTGGCTAAATCTTTATACAATAAAGCTGTGTCAGGTGACACAACTGCTGCAATATGGTGGACAAAGGCTCAAATGGGCTGGGGTGAAACCAATACCACTAAATTTGGTAATATTGATGGCACGCCACTTGAAGGCATACAAGTCACCTTCGTAAAGTCAGATGGATCAACAACAACTTAAAGATGCAATCGCCAGGGTTCAGTTTCCACAAAAACTAGAATGTTTATTTGAACCTAAAGAATCACGCTATCGCATTTTATATGGTGGCCGAGGCGGTGCAAAATCATGGGGTGTGGCTAGAGCATTATTGATTAAAGGCGCTAGAAAGCCTATAAGAGTATTGTGCGCTAGAGAGTTTATGACATCTATCAAAGACTCGGTGCATAAATTGTTATCCGATCAAATAGATGACATGGGTTTAGGTGGGTTCTATGAAATAACCCAAAACTCAATCAAAGGATTAAACGGCACAGAGTTTGCTTTTGTAGGATTAAAGAACAATATTGCCAATGTTAAGTCGTTTGAAGGTATAGATATTGCATGGGTTGAGGAAGCGCAGACGGTTTCAAAGACCAGCTGGAATGTGCTGATTCCAACAATTCGTAAAGAACAATCAGAAATATGGATCACGTTTAACCCTGAATTAGAAACAGACGAAACTTATCAGCGCTTTGTAGTTAATCCGCCTGATCAATCCGTTGTTCAACGCATTAATTGGAACGATAACCCTTGGTTTCCTGAAACGCTACGCTTGGAAAAGGATGCGCTAAAGAATAGAGATTTACAGGCTTACAATAATGTTTGGGAAGGCTTATGCCGACTCACCGTTGATGGCGCTATATTCGCTAATGAGATGAATATGGCGGAGCTATCAGGCAGAATTACAAGAGTGCCTTACGATGCCACCAAACCTGTTCACGCAGTATTTGACTTAGGTTGGGCAGATCACACAGCTATTTGGTTTGTGCAATTTATAGGCATGGAAACAAGGCTCATTAAATATATGCAAGATACGCAAAAGACTATCACTCATTATTTGCAGGAAATGCAAAAACTAGGTTATTTATACGATACACTACACCTACCACATGATGCCGAGAGTAAAAACATTGCGTCTAATGGCCGTTCTATTAATGACATAGTAAGAGCAGCAGGGTTTAAAACAAACATTTTACCGAGAGTTCCTGTTGTTGATTCTATAAACGCTGCACGAACTATATTCAATAGTTGCTATTTCGATAGAGAAAATTGTGCGGATGGGTTACAATGCTTACGTCATTACCGATATGAAGTAGATGTTGACACAGGTCAATTTAGTAGAAATCCACTCCATGATGTATATTCTCATGGCGCTGACGCATTTCGCTACATAGGTTTAATGATTCAAGACAAGAAAGAACGTAAAGCTCAAAAATTAACTTATAGTCCTGGCGCAAGCTGGATGGGATAAATTATGGTAGATTTAGTCACTTCAGAAAACAAAGAAGAATACATACAAAAAAAGTTAGATCAACTTAAACCAAGTCATAGAAATGAATTTTATAGCAATTATAAAGACAAGTTAGAATATCATCCTGAATATCACGACTTTGTAAAAGCTAATTGGCCTCATATAAACGAACACGCTACTAAAATTAAAGATCAAATCAATAAATACGGCATATCTGACAAAGAAAAACAAAAAAGAATTAATAGACAAATGGCTGATGCTAGAACTCATGTAACAGAAGCTTGGAGTTCAATGATAAAATCTAAAGAATATAAAGAAAAAAATAAGGATTAACATGGCAGACGATAGCATACAACAAAGTGACAATGACCCACGCATAGCTAATGCGATTAAATTCTTACAGTTTGCTAATGAAGCAGACCAAATGAATAGATCAGAAGCTTTAGAAGATTTAAAGTTTGCAGCAGGCGATCAATGGCCTGTTGAAATCCAAAACAGTCGAGTATTAGAAGCTCGCCCATGTCTAACAGTAAACAAAGTTGACGCTTATTGCCGTCAATTAACGAATCAAATGCGCCAACAAAGACCACGCATCAAAGTGCATGGCATGAATAACCAATCAGATGCAAGAATGGCACAAATCTTACAAGGTATATGCCGACACATTGAGAATCATTCAGATGCAGACCAAGCTTATGACAAAGCTGGTGACTTTGCCGTTAGAATGGGTTGGGGTTATTGGCGTATTACTACAGATTATGTGCGTGACGATTCATTCGACCAAGAAATCTACATTAAAGCTATTGATAATCCTTTTACCGTTTACTTTGATCCCAACTCTGTTATGCCTGACGGTTCAGATGCAGAAACAGTTTTAATTACTACAGTCATATCCAAAGAAAATTTTAAGAAAATGTATCCTAACGCTGAAACTGAACAAGGTTTCACGATGCGAGGAACAGGCGACACTAATCCTGAATGGGTTATGAAAGAGGACATTAGATTAGCTGAATACTTTTACACAGAACGCAAAGCTATTAAGGTTCACTTGCTATCAGACGGATCAAGCGTTAAATCAAGTGACTTACCTCCGCAAGAAGTATTAGACGCAGCAGGTATTACTATTGTTGAATCTCGTGATTCTTTTGAGAAAAAGATTAAAGTATGCAAATTAACTGCTATGGAAGTATTAGAAGAAGGCGAATGGGCAGGTAAATATATTCCTATCGTTCCTGTTTATGGTCAAGAAACTGTGGTTGAGAACAAGAAAAAGAAATTTGGTATTGTTCGCATGGCTAAAGACCCACAAAGAATGTATAACTTTTGGCAAACTTCTCTTACTGAGTCAGTTGCATTAGCCCCTAAAGCTAAATGGTTACTTGCTGAAGGTCAAGACGAAGGCCATGAGAATGAATGGGCAATGGCTAATATTAAATCTATGCCTGTTTTGCGTTATAAGCAAAAAGACATCGATGGTCAGCCAGCACCTCCACCACAAAGATTACAACCTGAACCACCACCAGCAGGCATTATGGCTGCGGCTCAATCTATGACTACTGACTTAATGCAAGTAGTGGGTATATTTGATCCAAGCCAATTACCGCAAGGCAATATTTCAGGCAAAGCGCTACAAGGCCAACAACAACAAGTGGACATGACTAACTTCCACTATTACGACAACTTAACTCGTTCTATCCGTCAAACAGGTCGCATTATTCTTGATCTAGTTCCAAAGATTTACGATAGAGAAAGAGTATTGCGTATCATTGGTGACGATGGCAAACCTGAAATCCTAACTATTAACCAATATGGCCAAGACGAAGAAGGCATTGATAAGATTCTTAATGACGTCA